GCCCAGTCCAAGCCGCCGCGCGACCTTTATAAATCGCAATATCACGGGCTAAAGCTAGCAATAAATATCTCGTATAGTACTGGGGCAATAGGCCCATATTTGATGCTGATGTCAAAGGCGGTAACTGAAATTTCCCCCGCATATTAAACTGAAAATATTGCGATGGTTTTGGATAGAGCCTGATACGCACGATATCCACATCGGGCAGTACAATCACAAATCTTGGCAGACCTTGCAGCGGGTCATATTTCCAAGATGATAAGAATTCATTGCGGTTTTCGTTAATTAGAGGATAAGTCACGCCTTGCAAATCAAGCCATGCGGTTTCAAGTCGCGCTAATCGCCCATTAGTAATATTAGGAGTGGGTACAAATGTTGGGTCACCACATACCACAAACTCTTGCCCTATGGTTAACGGTACCGAAACAAACTGGTCAACCGTCAATAATAAGCCACCCGATGCGTAAGATTGCAGTAATTGATTCAGCAAAAGAATACCTAACGACAAATCACTACCATGCAACGGCGTAGTCGGATTATGTGCAGAGACTAATTGATACGACTGGGTAACGAATTCACGGACTGTTTGTGCGGCCATGCGTTACCTCTTGGGTTTTTTTAAAAATTGCGGCTCTAGTGGTACGACATTGGGTTCTGGTAGCTTTGGAGTTAAGTCTAAGGCGCCCATTTCTTCTATTGCATCTGGCTCTACATCTTTCACTAAGAACTTCTCATGTTCGAGCAGGCGTTCTGTCGATGTAAACCATGCGCCAGTTTGTATGTGTTCTTCATATTCGAGATATGAATTTACAAGCTTAGCTTCACCAGTAGTGCCATAAATATAAGCTCTAAAGCCTTCTTTAGGAACCATTCTGCCTTGGTAAGAAACCATTTCGGAAGTGCTCATAGCTGCTCCTTAGTTAGTTGCGTATAGGAGGGGTACAATCTGTACCCCTCCATGCATCGCAATATTAAGACAGAACGCCTACGGCAAACTCTGGGTTAGATTCGCAACCACAAATGACGTCGATACGATCGAGTTGTTGATAGTTACGGATGTCTGCACCTAATGAGTAAGTCAGCGCTAGCTTGTACAAGTCACTATAACGGGTCACAGCTTCTACGCCGCCTTTCAACTCTTTAATCGGCGGAGCGGCGAATACCAAGGCTTGTGTATGGTAAGCAATGGACATGTTGAAGTTGTTATACATTAATATCTGAGCGCCATTAGGAATGGCAGCACTGATGTTTTGACGAGCGCCGCTAACAACGATAGTAGGATTAACTGGGATGTCAGCTGTACCACCGCCGCTAGCTACAACGGTTGCAGTCACAACGAATTGTGCTGGTGAACTTAAAGGTTCGAAGTTCAGAGGATTGACGAAGAACACGCCAGCTGCTGGAGCAATCTGGATGATATCGCCGATATTAAATGCTACAACTGAAGGCACTAAACCAGTTACGGAAATAGTGTTTCCACCTGTGATTGGGCCGTTGGTAACAGTACCAGCTAGTTTCATACCTGCTGGGGGTGTTCCACCTGCTTGGCCAGCACCTACGATTTGTCTAACCAAGAAGTTAGTTTTGAAGAAGTCAAAACCAGCTAAGTGACCTACGAAACCGTCCATCAAAGCGCCTGTATTGACGGTTTGGTTGAATACGTTGAACAAATCATTAGATAAGCCAGCAGCGGTACGTGGCGCAATAGCCATATAACGTTTGCCATCTTCAGGGATTGCTAACTCGGTCATAAAAGCATCAGCTGTCAAAACGGTATTTAGGTCAACTGGCACGCCAGGTGTACCGACAGTTTGATAGATGGATGGCTGGAAAGTTTGTGAGCAAATGAACTGCTCTACCAGCTGTGCAAGACGTTTAGCACGGGGAGCATTCGCCATTTCTAAATAGGGTTCATCGCGGGCACGGTCGAATGTCAGGTTGAAACCTGTGTACTCAAGCATGGTGCGGAACTGTTTGGTAATTGATAAGGGTCTGATTACCTGCACTCGAGCTTCGGCAGTCGCACTAGCGCCTTCGCCAGCTAAATAGCGTTCTTCCAAGCGATAGTCAATTGTTTGACCGGTTGCGAATTTTAGGTTTTTAAAATCTGCTTCGAGGTTGCGGTTTGCTGTACGCGCAAATGCTAGAGAGTTCCAGAAGCGGATGAACACGTCATCCAATACATACGCCGTTTCTTGAAATTGATTTGCAGCCATTATAATGGTCTCCGTTATACAAAATTAATACAAATAACTATTAAGATTGTCTTGCGGAAGACTATTACACGCTATGGTTGCGCTAAGAGGGGCTAGCTAGTGATACGCCTCTGCACAAATCATAGACCAATTATGTGCAGAGTGCAATATCATTATGCATTAACGCTTATTATATATCTTATTGCGTTGCTCGGTGCGTTTGCGGTCGGCTTCATGCATGAGGTCTTCGATTGTTGGCTCACGCTTTTTGTCCTCGGTCTTAGTGCCGATATCTTCCTGGATTTTATTGCGAGGGCGTGGCGCATTACTGCTCATCGGGGCTTTGCGCATACGTTCTTCAAGCTTGCCCATTTCTACCATCTGCGCTACGGGGTCGCCAAGCTTAGCGATACGGTCAAGTTCGGCTGGATTACGTTTGGCTGCTGCATATAAAAACGCTGCTGGGTCTTTCATGGACCTGGTCGCCATGGTCATTGCGTCGGTAATGGGTTGGCTAGATAAAGTCTCGACAAAATCCGGAAACTTTGACATTCCATCATGAAACTTAGACTCGAACTCGGCTTGTGCTTGCTGCTCTTTGCGTTGCTGGGTTTGGCGCTGTTCTTGAGCAGACATTTGTTGTACAGTCTGTTTGACGAAGGTTTCTAGCTCGCGTTGCCAGTCGCCTTCCACGGGCTCAGTTGGATGGACTTGCGGCGGCTGTTGTGTAGGAACTTCGGGCTGTTGTGGTTGGTTGCGTTCCATTCTTGCCAAGCGTTCCCGCACGGCTTTATTAAGTAAATCTTTGTGCTCATCTTCAGTATACGTTTTTGGTGTTGGCTTATCATTGCCGTATTCATCATGGTCAGAATCTTGGGCCTCTGGCTCTTGCTTGTCAGCCTTTCTTACCGTTTCAGATTCTTGTCTTGGCTCTTCTTGTGAAGATTCAGGCGTAACCTCGTAAGCCGAATCGTCATTGACTTCCGGCGGCGTAGGCGCAGAGACAGGCGGCTCAGTCTTTGTGATATGGCTTACTAGCAAAGCATCAATATTGTCGGCATCTGACATAGGGCGTTCTCCTGGTTAATAATTATTTATGTTGGGTCGGCTGATTACCCAGCTCTACCTTATGCGTCAAAATCTTGGTGAGATTATCCGCATGCGCAATCGCATTATCGCTCTTCGTGCGGTCCACTTCAGCCATGTATTTAAGCTTCTGACCCTCAAGTTTGCTTGCAGCGTCTAGACGACTGGTCAGCATCTTCTCTTGCATTTCTTTAAGCTCTAGCTGTTGACGTTCCAGCATCGCAACGAGCTCGTGCTCCTTAAGCTGTAGCTCTTGCCGCTTGATTGCAAGCTCACCCTCTTGGTATTTGATGTCGGCCTGCATTTGAGCGCCTTTCATCTGCAATTCCTGCTGCTTTAATTGCATTTGCATTTCTTCAGGCGATGGTCCTTTGTTTTGTTGCGGGGGCATTTCGCCAGATTTACCAGCCTGGATAATTTCAGGCGGGACAATAGTTCTAAGCCTATTTTTAAGCTCTATCGTATTGCTAAGCGGTAAGCTATCCGCCCACAAGTCAGCGATTAAATTAAATGCTTGCGGTTGTTTTTGTAGCGTCAAATTAAGCGACTCTAACGCTTCTTGTTTTTGACCTTCATAGCTTGGGCCTGCGAGTAATTGCACTTGATATGTACCTTTGCGGATATCATTTTCGATGCGCATTCCGTAGTCATCTAATTGCTTATTAATGGTGATAGTTTTGCGGCCTTCCTCGGGAGACATTAAGCTAATAGTGCGCTGCGAATCATATACTTCCGGGATGAGTTCGTTAACGATTAATCCGCCTGCGGTGATTGCTTGATTGATAGAGTCGAAAGCTACGTAGGTGCTGTAATTTCCTTGTCGTGTTCTTGCGTCGATTGCGACGCCGGAGACCTCGTTGCCTTGCTGCCCGAGCCTAGACGGATACAGTCCAGTGGATGTATACATATCTTCCATGGCTCTTTGATATTGCGTAAGCAATGAGGCAGACAACTCAGGTGGTACGAGTTGCTGAGGCTTATCTCCGTTGGGCGATTCGTCATAAATTAATCCTCCCTGTACGTTCTGTGGGTCTTGCCAAATTTGTTGCGTGTCATTACCTTGCACGTTACGTTTTGACAAAATAAACTGGTCATAGCGTGAGATTTTTAGGATGTATGCGCTTTGAGTCGCGATGTAATTTAGGTAACGTTGACTATCCACTGCATCAATTGCAAAGGGTCTGCAAATCTGTTTGCCGTCTTTGTCATAAAAACTATTTTGGTCTACGAAAACTACCGGTAAATAGCACCCGGGGAACTCGGTCTCATCGAGGATGTAATCGCCTGCTATCTCTTGATAGATGATGTAGTAATCTTTGATTTCGCGTTGCTCTTCGATACGCACAGGTTGGCCATCATCATATAGAGTAATGATGTCATAAGGTCGGATTGACTCACCCTCAAGCTGCATGTCAGTATCATTATCTGTAGGGCCAATTTCCTGAGTCTGCATGTCAGGCATCGGTTGTTGCATGGGCTGTGTTTGCAAGTCTTGTGGTTGCATTTGCATCATCGGATTGGGTTGTGGTTGCATGCCTTGTTGCATTTGTGGGGGCGGCATTGGGGATTGCTGAGGCTGACCTTGTGGCTGTTGTTGGCCCATCATTCCTTGCAACTGTTGCATCATTTGCATCTGTTGGAGTTGCTTTGCCTGCTCTTGAGATTGGGTGATTAGCTCATCCATTTCTTCTTGGTCAAGCACTCTCCCATTAGATAATTTGTACATCGATTTCTTGCGATATTTGCGCTTGTAGTGATGCAAAATTCCAATGCTATCGTCATCCGCCCACATAAAAGTATCGTTCTTAACTGCGGGGTCTGTAGCGAGTGCAATTTCTTCTCGCGACGCTGTCATGCCAGCTTCTGTGAGTATCTTTTCCTCAATGTTTTTACCGTAAACTTCACGGAATTTTTTTCGTGTCATGCGTGTGTGATAACCGCAATATTCGCCGTCTATTTTGTTGGGGTGCTCTGCTGACATATCCCAATAACATTTGGTTGGGTCGCGAATAATTTCGTACACAATGTCGAGCTCAAAGGGGTTTTGATAGGATGGTTGCGTGTTAATTACATAGGAGCCGAAGCCACCAACGAAAGCCTGTTTAGCGGCTTGTTGATATACCACTTTGGTATGGCTATTAAACATAATTTGCTTGGTAATCAGCTCGCGCAAATGCGCGGTTTCGTAGTCGCAATTATCCATCGGCACCACTTGGATTTGCGGC